TTCCTTTTGCCATACGACCGGCGGCCTTCGACGTCGTGAGAACTTCTCCATCAGGAGAAACAATGACGACCAGATTTTGTCCAGCTATTTTCTCGCTAAAAGCCGCTAGCGATGATCATCCTAAAAATGCGTCCAGTACCTGTTACAGCTAGATTTTTGAATCTGGGCGTCGGCATGTAACTAAGTACTTGTTTTCGTGTAACTAGACCCAGCAGAGATCACTTTCGGATCGACATCTCGAGGGTCTCGTACTCGAATATAGACAGGGAACCTAACCTTACCATCTTTCGTCAATCCGTCTCCTGTAAGAGGATCAGGTTGACCTTCCATCTCAATGATTCGTCCAATCCACGAATCCGGATCTAGATTGATTTCAGCCTTCAATTTATCGGTAAATCCACCGGCCGCCCGGGTCACCACACCGTTCGGCAGGACGACCTCAAAGCCACCCCACAGGCCCTCACGCTTGGAGCCTCTCCGGCCCTCATAGTGACCCACGATAACTCCTTCGTAAGTGGCGATAGGTTTCATCTTTCTAATATTAGAAGACCTTTTAAAGAGGTACGGAGCCACCAGATCCTTCACCATGATGCCCTCGTAGCCGGCATCTGTGTCGTGGAGGTACGCGGCAAGGAGTTCCTCCTGGTCGTTGACGAGTCGACCCTGGACCTGGACCACGGCCGGGTCTCCGACCTGTGATACTAATTCCTTGGCGAGTTCCAACCTGTCCTCGAGGTCGAGGTGGCTCTCCTGGTCGCGCCAGTCCTCGAACGGCAAGGCATCGAAGACATGGAAGACCATGTTCGAGTCGTCCTTGCTTTTCTTACGGGACATGACCACAGATGCCGACTCGTTCCAATCTGCACCCATCACCTCGCCATCGAGGATGAACTCGTCCCACGGAGCCGCCTCGAGGAGAGACTTGATCCGAGGTAGGGTCTCGAGGACGGTACCGTTGCGGGTGAACATCGTCACCTCTCCGGAGTGCTTCACGGCCACGCACCGGAGACCGTCGAGCTTCGGTTCGACCCACGTCGGGTACAACACAGGTTCGCAAATGATGATTCCTTTGCCGTCCTCGTACCGAGTCTCTAGAGTCTCGGCTAGTTGAACCGAGAATTCAACGATTGCACCGGGCCACACCTTGTTGACCGTGGTGGACTGGACGCCACACCGAAGGTTCTTCAGGAGGATCCGCTGACACCACTTTTGTTGTGGACCGGTCATGTTCGTGAAGAGTCGGACTATGAGATCTTTGGCGGCGTTGCCAGTCACTTTACGAGTGGAGAGTTTTTTGTAGATATCCTCTAGGAAATGTTCTAGAACAAGGTCATCATTTGCGCCCCTCGCGCAAGGGGGCATCTTGAACTTGTTAACGTAATAGTTGATGTACGGATCACCCGCTGCCACGAAAACGCGTTTAAGAAGTTTGTTACAATTATGAATCTCAAGAAGTTCTTCCTTAAAGAGACGAGAGTTGTTGGACTCTAGCTGTTCTAGGATATCAATTACCGATTGCATGATAATATTTTACCATGTTTGAATGTAGCATTGCACTCATTCCCAATAATCTTTTTTAAATTCCAATTTCATTTCTTCGACGATCAAAGTTATTGATTCGACAACTTCCTTTAGAATTTTACCATTATTTTGCTGTTCAGTAGAAATTTTTAGGCTTTTAATATTCTTAATAACTTCATTCAAAATAGAAACATTATTAATGGTCTTTAAAGCTCTTTGACGTTTTTCAATAATCCATGCTTCTTTGTTCTGCGAATTATCTTTTTCTTTTTTATAAAAATTAGATGCCGTTCCACAATTTTTTGTTGTGTCGACATCATAAACAATAACTCTTTTCATTTTAACTATCTTTTACCTCAGTCATATTAAAAGAATTTTCTTCTTTCTTTAGATTCTTCAGCTGCTTTTTTGATAAATGAAGTTTTTTTGTAGGGGCCATCGCGTCCTGTAAAACAACAGAGATTTCGCTTGTACCATTTTCGATATGCTCTTTTACTGAAATTTGAGGATGAAGTTCCTCAAACTTATCTTCTTCAAACGAATTAACAGGATTTCCTGTAGACTCTTCTATAAGGATCGGAGGCGGCACCACGATGACACCTGCCGAAGGATTAGATACATAATTATCAATGCACAAAGAAAAAAATTCGTGAGTCGGCGACGTCACGCCCAGCCGTTTACACGTACTATCAAGCCCTTCGTAAGTTGTGATTCCTCTATCCTTTAGGAATTGTTGCAAATTTGATTTTCGTCTGCGAAGTAGATCTTCTAGCTTAATCTGCGACTTCTTTTGATATTTTGTAGCTTTCATTTTCAATACTTTCTAACTGCTTCAACATCCTGAAGCAATTCAGCAATTCCACTTTGAAACATCGGAGATCGAGCAATAGCATTAAGTTTTTCATCTGTCACACTGATTCCATGGTGTTTTACGACAGCTTCAGCAAACTTCTTCATAACGCGTAATATATAGTTTCTCGCAGAAGAGTGATTCATTTTATATCCAATATCAGTCATTGTATCGGCAATGTCGCGATAGTTTACACCATCTTCAACAGTTGCGTACCCATCATCAAATCTTTTTCCTTTTTTTATCATATCATTTATCTCCATCAAAATTAGAATAAACACGCGGATTTGCGGTCATTCGAGGGCCAAAGTTAGACGTCTGAAGAATTCTCAATCGAGAATTTAAATCGTCCTCAACTTTCAACATCGACTTTTTTTGCGAAACAAAAACGTTGTCGACTCGAAGCAATAATTCTTCAAATTTCCTTACCATGTGATGTTGACCAAGAATATTAATCAATAAATTGATGACTGATAACCCCAATAAAATATAAATAATCATTCTAATCCTTGTCCTGATGCAATCAATGATAACTCGTCTTCTGTAAGACGATAAGTTTCATCTTCAAGTACATCATCAACCAACCCAAATCGTAACCTTAAAATCGCTGCTTCTTTGGGGCTAAGTTTGTTCAAAACGGCCCGTGCAACATCCATCAATTGATTTGAAGAAATTGTCTCAAGAGGATTTGTAGAATCATCATCAGAAAGTCTATCTTCAAGAGTATCAGCACCTGAATCGGAAGACATCGGTTGATCCAACGAAATAATATTTCTGCCGGACATAATTGTCGCGTTAAATATCGCGGAGGAAGTTCCAGTCATCTCCTTAAGTTCATCGTCTGTAGGATTACACCCCATTATTGAACGATACTCTTCAGCAGCAACAGCCATCTTCTTTTGGGCCGTAACTGCATGCGCAGACATTCGAATGATTCGTTTACGCTTCAGGATGTATTGTCCAATCGCCTGCTTCACCCACCATGTCGCGTAGGTGGAAAACCGAAACCCCTTCGTCCAATCGAACTTCTCAATCGACTTCATGAGACCTAGGTTTCCCTCTTGGATCAGGTCCTCGAGAGGAATGTTGTACCCATTATATTGCTTTGCGATATACACGACCAATCGAAGATTTGCTTCGATCAATTTTTTCTTTGCATCGATTGCAGGCTTTCCGCCTCCTTCATACTGCTTAAACAGTTCCATCATGTTTGTGTGTGATAGCTGAGGATACCTCTTAAGCGAGGTAAGATAATTCGCCATTACACTACGATCTTCATCAAAATAAGACCTCTTTTTTGGATTCTTTAGATCTAACTGTTTCGCTAATTCCATTACTGTTTCCTTCAATGCGTAGAGTCTGAAGCAACGATCTGTGCACCAGAATTTAGCCAGTTATGATGAGCTGCTAGCCTGATAGAACGAACCTGAATTTCTTGCTGAAGATAACACAGCTCAACCTCCCATGGATATGGATTCAACCCATATTTGACGACACGTTCGATGCAATCGAACAATGACTCTTGAGTCTTATGTAGCTCTTCATCGTTCATCGTAGAAAGAACGTCTCGTTCGAACTTCGTAGGAAACGGAACAACATCTTCCATGTCCGCAGTTGAATCACCAAAATCATTCATTTGCTTGTTCTTCTTTTTACCCATGTTTGTTTTGCCTTTCGGTCTCCTTGTCTAATCGTATCAACCCATCGTTACACTTTGCACCGCATTAGTACGGCCAAAAATCATAATCATCATACAAGAGGAATGTCAAACTTTTTTGACATGTCAAACACCGCGATATTCTTGTGTTTTGCTTCGACTTCGACGTCAATCTTGCGTTTACGAAGAAACTTAAGCTGAACATTCGGCACATAATGAATCATGTCGCTATGCTTTCGGCGCTCTGGGAATGAGCCTTCCATCAGCAACGGGCTAGTATTACTAATATGTTGAAGCGGATTGATTCCATTCGGCCAAGTTTCCATCGTTGCGAACATGGCTTCTTCCATCGACAGCGAACCATCGTTGAACGTGTGATGATGTGTGTCGAAGACGATAGGTGTTCCTGTTTGCTTGTGAATTTGCAACAAATCAATGACAGAATATGCGGTTTCATCGTTCTCGAGTGTCAGTCGAAACCTAACATCATCATCGAGCTTCTCGATTCGGCGTGCCATCGTGTCACCACGATCAGATTTTCCACCATGAATGTTGATAGCATACTTAGAACTACGTTCCAATCCCATCGCATCAAACATCCATCCATGAATCTTCAATTCGGTGATAGCCTTATCCACCACGTTTGGAGAATCAGAAGACAACACACAAAATTGACCAGGGTGGGTCGACACGCGCATGTCAGCATCCCGGATAATCTGCCCGGCACAGGCGAGAAGTCTCGAGAGATTTTCGTTTCCATGCCACAACGAAGGATCAACTTGATCTGCCAAAGGAAACATTGCAGAAGAAATCCTGAATAGCTTAATTCCAGCCGCAGAGATCTTTGGAAGCATCTTAATCAATGCTTCGACGTTGTGTTCGTATGTTCCACTGATAACGTCATTAGAATATTTTCCAGAACGATACCTACCCAGTTGTAGTGTACGCTCATCCATTGCGTTATACGTTTCTACGCATCCTGAGCGAGGTAAAGTACGTTCTTCAAGCCAGTGACAACAAACGCCTAAAGCCATATAATCCACACAATAACATCAATCATTGATCGTTTGCACAAAACGAGATTTTTTATCAAACCTTGATCGTCACAATATCGACGCCAAGAAGCTCTTTGTCTCTCTTTAATTCCCTCACGGCGCGAATATTTTTTGGTGAATCATCATAAAAAAAGACTCGTTTGATTCCACGAGAGGTGACTTCATTCTTTATCACGTTCGCTTTTGCCTGAGGATCACTGGTTCCAACGGCAAAGACACGAATGTCAGGAACTCCTTGGCTTCGTAAAAATTCTCTAACAGGTACAGGATTTCTACGAGCAGTCAAAATAAAAACATTTGTAACTCCAACATCACGAACAGCCATCTTCAACTTTAACATCGTGTTGTTCACAGGCCGAGGATCAATCAATTCCTCAAAATCAGAAAAATCAAATTTATCGTTCTTACCAGGAATATACATCGCATAATCACGAGGAGTCATAGAAAACTTCTCGCCATCAGGACCAGTCACATGAATCATTGAGCCAGTTTTCACGAGAGTATCATCAAAATCAAAGACTCGAATCTCCTCTGCAAGGACTACAGACTCATTTAATATCCTGTTGATTAATCTCAAGGTGATGATTTTCTTTTGTGATTCTATATTCATAACCTATCCCAACATGCGAATATTTTACAAATCTGTCACACACCGGTCTTCACACGGCCTGCTGTGTAAAATTGATCATATTTCTTACGAGTTATTCCATAATCCAATAAGACCAAGCATCCACGCTTATTTCTACCCCACGAAGATACCTTGGTTAAATCACCCAATAACATTCCTTTGTATCGACCTACAAATGTGCGGACGGCATCCAAAAACTCATCACCACCCAAACACCCGCTAGAAACCTTGCTTTTTGAATCCAAATCTACCTTTATTCCTGCCATCGGCTCTGTTCGATCATACTCTTTTCGACCAGGAAGACCAACTGCATCTAACACTTTAGACCACGTAACACCAGTCATCTCTTCGGCCATCTTGATATTCATCTCATCAAGAGGGGTAACCCGCTCTGCAACGACCCAATAAAAATCATCTGAATAATCCAACACTCGAGCCAAGATTGCATCGACCATCGGATCATTCCCAGCGAAAACTTCGAGTTCGTTCTGCTTCAATCCTGCCGCATTTGTTGCAATCTTTACGACGCGATCTGAATCGAGCGCATATGCAATTCTTGATGAACCTATTCCAAGGTATTGCAAACCAAATTCATCAGCAGCATTCTTCATCGCT